CTCGGACGAGAGCGTGTAGCTGCGGAGCGACTGGGTTGTTCCGCTTGGCGTGCCGACTAAAATGGCCATTTTAGCGTCTCCGTGCCCACCAAAATCCGAATGCCGCCCCAGCGACAAGCGAGAGCGGAACCAGCCAGTCCCAGAGCCATTCGTATGCGCTGATCCATGAGTCGGTCATCAGAACCACTCTTTCCCCGTGACCTCGTAGGTCAAATGAAACTCTTCGTCTGACCGGGTGAGGTATATGATACCCTCGATCAGCCCAATGGCCCCCATGATCACGCCAGCGGTCCCGCATGTGAGCAGGGTCGCGAGCAGCATGATCAGGCCGGGCCGCGTTTGGCCGAGCACGAATTTGTGGACACCCAGGCAGCCGAGCAGGATAGCCAGGATGCCAGCGACGATTTTCTTGCTGTTCATTTGGGGTGTTGTAAGTTCTGAAATGGCGGGGCGAGAAGTGAGCCGATGTAGAACACCCAAAGGATCGCCTCGACCAAGATGGCCACCCCTAAGATTACGGCGAGCGAACTTACGAAAATGACGATCGGGGGCGGCGTTCCGTCGAGCCACTTTTCGAATTTCGCGTTGGTAATCATGGCTTAATGCTCACGTGCTCGACCAGCCAAATCACGATGTCCACCAGTTTCCAGATCGCCAGCGGCATCACAATCAGTAAAAGCCAGCCAATCCAGCGTATCGCGTCCGATCCTGCCGCCAACAGCCTATCTATGCTTCCAAATGCGTCATTCAACGGCGATCACCCAGGCGTCATAACGACCGTCAGCCAGCACCGGAGACAGTAGCTCGAAAATCCCCTCGCGAGCAGGCAGACTAGACGAGTACCCCTCGCCGCGCGCCGCCGCGTCATAAATCGCGTCAAGCCGAGAGTCGGGCGCGTATTGCCCAGCGCTAAAGACACCGAGCGTCACTTGGCGCGGCAAAGGGTAGCCGGGCAGGCCGACCAACGGCACGCGATACCGCCCATCCTCGGTGACCTTCGGCACGTCACCAAGGATCACCGAATCGACCACGTGCTCTGGAGGGACGAGCGTCTGTCGTGACAGTCCAGACTCTTGGTAGATTTTACGGAGTTTCACGATCTTTTCACCTCAAAAGATCCTAGATAACCGCCGACCGGCTCGGCGAAGCGCAAACGACGCTGGATCATCCTTTTGGGTCGGTCGGGCGCCTCTGGACGCCCTCGGCGATCGCGGTGGCCATTTGGTCGGCCTCGTAATTCGCGAGCCGCTGACCAATATCGATCGCGGATTTTCGCGATGCGTAATCCTTGACGCCATTAAAAGCTGCGTGAAGCAGATCCTCGGGAGTCGGTGGAGGGGGCGGCGGCGGAGACGCGGGGGGCACTGCTTGCGGCTGTGGTGGAGCAGCCTTCTTCCCGGTCATCATCACGACAAGGAAAATCAGCCCCAAAAACAGCAAAGCACCCAGGCCGAACGCTCCAAGCAAGAGCAAAGTAGTGAGGCTCATGGTGTCCTCCGGCGGATCAGGACGACCGCGATCAACCCAAGCATGGTGATCCCCAAAAACCCAATACCACCAACGGCCACCCATAAGATCATGGGGTCAATATTGACATTCACCTTGGGCGACAAGTCGGGGAAAAATGGCGAGCGATCGTCCGGACCCGGACGGGGACCAGGGCGTGGGCATGGTCCCGGACCTGGACAGGGCTGGCCGAGATGCTGGGCGCACTCGCTCGATGTGCTGCCAGCACCCTTCCAGTCGCCGGAAATGCCGTAGTTTTCCGTGGCGGCAGGGGGCCGACTGGTCGGATTCGCGGTCCAATAGGCCGTCCAGGCGTCGTCGGAGCCGAAGCTCCAGGTGCGCCACTCAGGGGCCTGCCAAAGTCGGATGTACCAGGTATCGACATCTTTGATGAGCCACGGTCGACCGTGAATGTCGATCCAGGGTCGCCACTCGGTCTTGGCTTTGTCCGTTGGACGATCGCGGAGGATCAAGAGGTGGAGACCCTCTCGCTCGCGGAGGATACGCTGCACGGAGGCGTCGCGCACCGGGAATCTGTGCTGGCCAGGCTCGGGCATGCATGACTGGCCATAAGGGATTTTGTCGATCTTGTCATAGTCGATCCCTGTTATGAGGGCGACTAGCAGCAGCAGGTTAGTCATGATTTGCTCGCATAAACGAATACGCCAATGAGTACGATTAAACCGTAAAAGCCAAGTGCGCCCCCGACCACCAAAAAGTAAATGACATCATGCGGAATAAAGCCATCAGGCGGAATCAGGGCCACGTACCACTCCAGGCCGCCCATCGCGATCCGACGCCGTCCCTCGGGGCCGGGGACGGTGCTGTACTCCTCGGGGAAATTATTGTCTTTCACTTGGACCCACTCGTCAGAGATGTGGGTAGCTGAGACCATATGAGCGATCGGCATATAGCCATATCGCTGCCCCGTGCCCCACGTCACACCCAGCGGCACGCCTTGGGCCGACCATGCCTTGGCCCGCTCCCAGCCGTCGGGCTGGTTCCACCACTGCTCCCACTGGAACGAGGGGTGGCGGATTTTCGCCTCGCGAAACACTCGCTCCAGCTTGCCTGGCTCATGCCCGCCAGCCTCTTGGAGTGACAGTTGCTTGAGTGTTTCGCCTACCTCGGGCATATCCAAGTAATTAGCGTTAGCCTTTTGGCTCGCGATCACGCAGCAGCCGAGGCCGCGAGAAGTCCAATTTTTCACACCTTCCTTGTTGCTGATGGGAGCGTTGGCCGTGCCCCCATCCGGCAGCGTGGGCGTCGTGGTGATCGTCTCGTCCGCTGATGCGACCGATACGAGTAGGCTAAGTGATATCGCGACCAGCGAGCGGATCACTGTCGCGGCTCCTCTCGCTCTCTCCAGCCGACGTATGGCCCCTCTCGAAGCTCCCCGTAGGTCGCGGCGATTGCCACCAGGCCGATCGCGACCAGTAGGATCGTGTTTGGCGCGACCCCAAAGCGATACGTCAGCCAGGTCAGCGCCGACCAGACCAGCAGGAGGACGTAGACCGATATGGTCACGTCACTGATACAGGATGCGGCATATCTATAGTATGATTTCAGCTTTTCCATTAAAGAACTCCTAACGTCGCGGGACGAGACCCGCGACGAGATGGGATCACCTCCTTTTACAGGGACTCGCCGATCGGGGTATCCACGGGTGGCTGGTCGATCAGGTATCGCACGGGCTGCTCTTCACGGACACAGCGCCCGCCTCGGCAGTCACGACAGTCGTCGCAGCCCACACAGAGCGGCGGCACGAGCAAGGCAAGCAAACACAAGCAACGTTTCATAAGTCATTCTCCAGCGATGATGTTAGGGATTCGCTGGGCCATCGCCTCAATTTGAGGTTTAGACTCAGCCATTGACACTCGCAAAAATGGTCGGTTTCGCAACAACTCCAAGATCGCGCCGTAAACGCTGGGCGTTCCGACGCGACTTTCCATTTGATCGCGATCCACCTCCTCTCGGATCGACGCTCTCAGCATGCCGGTCTGCTTGAACGGCGACTCGCCTGGCGACGAATGGACTCGCGGACCAGCACGGCGGCCTCGGATGCGACCCGTGCCCTCGGTTGACAGACGCTCGCGAACTCGGCGAGCGACGATCACGCCGCCTGCTTTGAGCCACCAAAACAAAGCTTTTTTGGCTCTCGCCTTGGCCTGCGGGCCATTCCATTCGGTGCGAACGTCGATCTGGATCACTCGGGCTGCTCCTCGCAGTCGATCGTGAGCAGCAGGCCACGCTCTTGATTGTCCACGGCATTGAGCACGTGCAGATATCGGCCCTTGTGCTTGAGCCGATAGCCCAAACCGAGCCGATAGCCTTCGCGGGGCCGCATCCATGCCGTATGAGAGACCACGCGGCCGTCTTGCCGCTGACTCGCCGCCCGCCGACGTGTTGACGCGGGCTGGATACAGCAGGCCACGCGAGTCTCGACCGCGATCCACGGCGACTCAACCTCGCCTCCCGTCGAATCTTGCGTCGGTTGAGACGCCTCGATGTCGCATTCGCTGTTGAGCATGCGTCCCAGTGTTCGCGAGATCATCGGACGTAACTCCGATGAAGGGCGATGATTCGTTTGGCGGATTCAGGGAAGCCAGCAGTGATCGGATCGGCCTCGACCCTGTATTCCCCAAGCTCCTCGACCTTGATTGATCCAGCCAAATACGGCGACGACAAGAGCCAGGAGACGACCGAGACGCATGCCTCCTGGAGATCCGCTGGAGGCGAGGAATAGCCCGCCGTGTAGCGGATGCGATGCTGGCCCCAACAGTGCTCAGTGAAGATCGTGCCTTCTTCAAGGTCCGACTGATAATCATCGACCTCGGTTACGAATCCTTTGATCCCCACGCGAGAGCCGCCGTCGGCTCGCTTGGAGCCGGTCGGCACAAGCTCAGTGCTGGCCCAATCGCCGTAGCTCGCGTCCACCGTAGCCGCCCAACCGTTACCCACGGCATTGATCGCCGCGACCAATTGAGTGAGCGTGGGATAACTCGCGAAGGTCAGAGTCGTCGAGACCCTGGCCCCGGCGACGATTCGAACGAGTTCAATCCCTGTCGCTGGCTTGCTAACGAACGGATCGCCCGAGTCCACCGTGCGCACGAACGCTTGGGCCGAGCCGGTATTCCAAACATGAATGAGCGGCTCCGCATCCACGGCGATGCGATCGATCGCGAGGATTGGCCGATGTCGCGTGTAAATGCGGCCATCGCTCATGGGTGTGGTGATCTCATCGACAGTCAGCGACTCAAATCGCCGACCTGTCCATTGCTCGATCAGCCGGGAAGCGGCGGTGATCAGCGTGGGCAGACGAGCCGCGTCCGACGACGCGAGGTCGCCGAGCGCGGCTTGAGTATGTTGAAGCGTGATCAGATCGGCCATTAGGTGACCTTGGTGACAATCTCAACCACATCGGCTGAGTCATTGTCCGCTCCGACGCCGGAGCGAAGTTTGTCAGCCTCGGCGATCACGCAGACCTCGCAGGCCGCCGTGCCAACCACGATTTCGCCCTTGATGTGGGTGTAGCCGAGACCCAATTGCTCGATCGCAATAGCCGAAATCTCGACCCGCGACATCTTGTTCGCGGTCGCCATCTGGGTGATGGCGGTCCCGGCGATCGCGGTGTACGTGCCGCCGGACGAGGTCGCGCCTTTGATCTGAAAATCCACTGTCCCGCCGGAACCAACAGCGCCGACCACAATCGTGAATGTGTAGGCATGAGCGCCGCCGAGGGCGATCGCCTCGGTGAGCGCCGTGCCAGCCGATTGGGACTTGGGAGCCGTTCGGGCGACCACGGCGGTTCGTTCAACCAATAGAGACATCAGAACCTCCTGATTAGGCCGCCAAAATGACGAACGGGGAAACCGTGGTGTTGGACGAGGTCCGGCGCTCGGAAAGCTTCACCGCGCCTTTGAGCGCTGGCTGGCCGTCGTGCCGCAGCTTGAAGCGGAACGAGATCGCGTCCTCATCCCACTTAAAGTGCTCACTCATACCGATCTCAAGGCCATCGAGCATACCGTCGTAGTAGTAAGCCGGAGCCAAGAGGGCGACGTCGCCCAGCGTGCCGAGCGCGCTCATCTTCTCGCTAAAAATGATTGGTCGCCCAAGCAAGGTCATCGGCATCGCGTCGCGAGCGCCGCCCGCGTAATTGGCGACGAACACCGAATTGTTGTTCGCGTCCTTGAGCTGGCCAAGCTGAGGGATCATCGTTTGAGACATGTACCAGTAGCAGCGGCTCAGACCGCCAGTGATCATAGCCGCGTACATACTGAGAACGTCGGTGTACTTGAATTCGTTTGAAGTTGTGCGACTGACAGTTTTGAGCGCCGGATTATTGCTAGACAGAGCGCCAAGAGGCGAGCCGTTACCCGTACCGAACAGGTATTCGAGGTCTTTTCGCCACGAGATCGCGCGCCCAAACGCGTCGCGTACTTCGCTCTCCAGCGCCGCCGCGTCGCGCATGGCGTCGCGAGTGATCTCGGTCATCCCCGTGAGATCCTGAGCCTTGAGCGTAATTTGATCGAATTGGAGGTCGCTCTGAGTCCGTTGAGCTTTCTCGCTCTTGTAGTAGAGCTTTACACCAGCATGATAGGCCGACGCCTTCGTGCTTGACGGGTTCGAGGTCTGAAGCAAGGCCGGAAAAATGTGTTCGGGGGTCACCATCGTCTTGGGCGTGGTGTACTGAGCGAACACCGCCCCCTCGTCCACGATCTTGAATATCTCTTGGGAGTACGTGACGGGGATGGCGAATCCGCCAGCCGACCCCGTGGTTTCGTCGAGCCGCTTGGTGACACCGTAGAGCTTTTGCAGCCGCTCATTGGCAGCGCGGCGGGAGTCCTCGAAAGGCGAATGCGCTTTATAAACGGATTGCAGGTAGTCGCCGAACCGTTTTTCCTTGTCCCACTGCGATTCGCCCGCATCGACTCGTACACTGACAGCCTTGGTAGCGGACGCGACAGCGGCTTCAGTCGCCTTAGCGACAGCCTCGCCAATGCCTTTTGTCAGCGACTCGATCGCCTTGGACACCAAAGCGGAGTCCACGCCCTCGCCAGCGTCGGCCAGGATGCCGCTCTCAACGAGCGACTTGACGTCGCTATCCTCGAACTCGACAACATCGGACGTCTTATACGACGCCCAGTCTTTTAGGACTTTGTAAAGTTTTCTCATGCAAGTAAAGCCTCAAGGGGACTCATCTCATGAACGAGACAGCTACCCGGTTGAGGATGTCTCTAGCCCCACATCGGCTGGCGGCTCGAAGCCGACTCCACCGAGGGTAGCCTGACAGTCTGCTCAGACCCGACCGCGAACGCGGTCTATCGCGTCTCTCGCTGCTTGCTCGGCGACTCGCCCCAGGTCAAACGTTTTGAGCCGACGAAGCAAAGATGCCTCGACGCTCGCGAGCTTTCGGCCCGCTGGAATCCCGAGCGATGTACCCTCTTGGGTCTGTGGCGGATCGGCCAAACCGCCCCCGATATCTAGCCAGTCAGGCAGTGTCAACCCCTTGTTTTTGGCTATGGTGATCGCTTCGGGATTCGCCGGGACGCGGACAACCGAGTACTCGATCATCTCCGAAGTCCGAATCACGTTCCGACAACCGTCGGCGACCCAGTCGGACCGGGACTGTCGCTCGGTGGGTGTCATCGGGCCTTGATCGCGGACCAATAGACCTATGGACCAGGCGCTGAGGATGCCCTCCGCGTACAGCGACATGCACTCGCGGCCCATCTCCGTGTCAGCGAACTTCGTCTTGGCGATCAGCCCCCGCTTGGCTCCGTGGAGGCTCCGCTTGATCCAAATGTTTTTCCCAATGGGCAGCGGATATTCGCTCTTCCCATGCTCCAACAGCACGACGGGATTGGCGCGATACTTGGTGAGGTCAATGCCATCGGGCATCACGACCTCCTTAGACCGATCGACGTGATCGGTCGTGACCACATGAGTCACCGTGCGGTCGGACTCGGAGACGTCGTCGATCTTGCAAACGTAGGATTTCCTGCACTCATTCATTTTTTTGCACCTATCTGATCCCAAATGCGGTCAAGGATGGCTTCATCCTCGGGCGTCAGGTCGGGCGGCTCCTCGACTCTCGCTGGGGGGCTAGCTGGGCTGCTGGATTTAGTCGCCTTGGCTCGCCGCTCAGCGAGATAAGATCGCCAAATCGGCATGGAATCCCCCTCGGGGTCGAGGTCGAATTGGCAGCCATGCTGACGACCATTATGTTTCCACCAGTCACGACCTTCTGATGTTTTCATAAGATCGGAAACCTTGGCCGCCGACGGAAATCTCACGGTCAACTCGGCTCTCACATCCGCCGCGCCCACCCAATCGACATCGTCAATCTCGGCGTCGTAGCCAAATCGCGGCCAAGTGTAGTAGCCATTAAGCGAATGATCGCCTTGACCGCCGTGCCTCGCGCCAAAGCCAGCGGCATACGTTTCGAGCCGCGCGACCCCGAGCCGAGACGCCTGTTCGACTTGGCGGCCAAACACATCCAGGGCCACCCCGCTTCCTCTCTTGCCTGGATCGTTTATTTCAAAATATTCGTTGGCGATAACCGGGCGCCCATCATGCCCAATCTTAAGTTTCCGCTGGGCGACGTATCCGTCGCCCTTGAGTACGATCATCACCATCGGATCTTTTCCGGCGATCGCCTCACGCACCTCGACCTTTGCATCGGCGGGAGCGCCAACCAGCGAGGCGAAGTCGCCTCGCTCCAGATCGCGGCCAAGGATCTTTTTGGCCGCCGCCTTGGCTTTGGCTAGCGTGGCTCCATCGGTAAACTCGATTGGAGCCTTGGATGGGCCAAATTCCGTTGGTTTCGCTATGGGTCTCGGCGGGATGGCGGGCAGAGGCAATAACCCAATTGGTCTCGGCGGCGGCCCCAGTCCGCTGGTCGGCAGGGGCTTGGGTGGCTCCATGCCCTCCGGCATATCCTCGGCCTCGGGTGTCGGGTCGATCAGCGGCCGATGCAGCTTTACCTGCTCTCCCGAGATCGCGGGGTGCAATATCTCCTGATACGTGCAGGTGCAATTGGGATGCAGCGGCGGCGCTTGTTTTTCCGCGTAAACCTCATGTGATCCGATCGTGGCGAACGGCTGATCGATCGCCACCACAGGGGCGCGACGGGCGATCGTTTGGCAGAGCGGGCATGCTCCAGTTGAGATCAGTAGCTCTTTGCCCACTACAATCTCAGACTCGATATCAGCATCCAGTCTACCTCGGTGATGGGCGGACATCGTCTCGGTGCGAGCGATCCGCTCGGACCGCCATCTCTCTCCCTGATCGTGACTGGGAAAC